GGGGCTGGGTAGGTTCCCAGTCTCGAGCAAGTGTTTGGCATTCGTGTGCATAACACGGTGCCTGATCTACGGTTAGTAATGTTTACGAACTTGCAACCGGCTGAGACAGACATGAGCTTGGGATTGTTTTCTTGCGTAGTTTTCTTTTGAACGACACTTTGAAAGCAAAGAGGAAGACAATAAAGTCTCTAAAATTTGACAATGTGAAAGCACATAGTGAAGAGCTGCCAGTGCTCTCTAAACATGGTACACTTCAGTAGCTACGCCTGATGAATTATGATGAATGGGCTTAGATCTTTCTGTTGTGTTACATCTTGTTTGAAATGGAAGCTTTGAATAATAGAAATAAGGACGTGAAGGTTAGTGAACCAGTTACGGCTTGTCCACAAACTCACAACACCAATGCACGTTCTAAAGGAATTGAAGATAGCCAGGATTGGACTTTGACAGCGATGGCTTCACAGCCACGGATACAGACTACTATTACTATGACTCCTTCTAACACCGCCTATGGTGCTACTACTTGGTCTCTTAATATAGATCCGATTGCTTTGACTAGATACCATTTTGGTCAATTACGGAGTTTGTATCAGGGAGTTCGAATAAGATTCAAATTTACTTTTGAGTTTACATCGAATTTTCAACATGTGGGGGCTGTTTTAATGGCATTTGTGCCTCATTCAGCCTTTCAAGTTGCCCTTATGATGCCTACTCTAGATGCAACATCGGTTACTTCATCTCCCACGAATTTCTTTACAATTCCTCGCCTCATTCAAATGCCCCACCAGATAGTCACATTTGGCCATTCGGGAACATACACTCTGGAATCAGATTGGTTGGCTCCTGAGGACATAATGACGGCTGGTGAGGCCCTTGACACGGGCATCCAAGACACGTTTAGTGCAAATTTTCCAACGTGCTTTGGTTTTCTTTTAATTCGTGGTTTATCACCTTTACAATCTGTTGGCAGTACACCGGAAGTGCCCGTAGTGGTGTGGACGACGGCAGAAATTGAGCCCCATTTGTACTACCCAAGCAGAGCTATCTTAGATAGTGGTTCTGTTGAGGGTCAAGACACTCGGGATTATGTCGTTCGTACATTTTACTAATGCGCACACTTTTCGATACTGCGAATCCTTCCCCTTCAGGGGAGGAAATACCAATGGTATCTTTTGGTTCCAATGTCATTGGTAAATTATTAAATGGATCACGAACTCCGGGTGACACCCGAGGGCTTGGGTTTTCTTCACCCATAACATCGTCTACTAATGACGATCCGTATGCAAATTATGATAATGCATTAGCCCCCGGTTATACACGTTCCCAGAGGTATGGTACAATTAATGAGAAGTATGGTAATTTTGTACCAGGTGGTTGGGCGCGCCCTTCAGGCTCATCTGACACTACTAATAATTATTATGATCCATTTACACCTGAGGGACCCGATTTTTCGGTGGGTAACTCTCAGGGAACTCAGACTACTGAGCCTATGAATTTAAACATTGAACCCCCCCCTGCATCAGCAAAGAGTGTTGGATCTTCAGCAACGTCTGGGCTTTACCCAACGTCTGCACCAGCATCTGCTTATACTTCTGGTGTAAACCCGGCTTCACTGGGTTCCGCAGGCACTGCTCCTCAAGCGATGTCTGCTGGCGGAGGTGGGGGTGCCGATATAGCTTCGGCCATCGCCAAGAAGGTTGACGATGTGGGCCAAGCCGGCATGGATATTTATGATACTATGAATAAAAATAAAAGTGATGCGCAGTATCGTCGTGACGTTACGCGCCCTGGTATGCACTCCGGGCTTCACGCGGGGTTAAAACAAAATTATAGAGATAATGTTAGAGCAAATGCCAATGCTTATTCTAAGCTTGGAAATAGTTTATTTGGAATACCAGGTTCTATTCTCGGCTATATGATCGGGAATCGATATCACAGTGATATAAAGAAACCAGATTTAAATACTGCCAATAGCACATCTGGCAAAGTTAATCCGCAAGATAATGGGATTGTGCATTCTATGTCGACCGCTGCTGGGAAAAATACTTATGGGGTTCCAGATAATATTTACGGCAAAGATGGTATGGATGATGATGTTGGTAACTCAGATGGAGACCTCCACGCCAATCTTGGTGATGGAGAACAAGGGGTAACTCTGTCTTCACCTATGGGACCAAACAGAAATCCTGATCCTAGTCGTAGTATTAGTATGTCCGCTAATGGACCTGGAATACCTCGTTCGGAAAATACCCGTGCTGATTACCTGGCTCTTCAAGAGATGGGATTGTCAGGTTATTGGCAAAATGATACTGAGTTTGGAAATCAGGCTTTGGGGGATGATGCCCTTGATGCCGAACTCCAAGCTAGTGTACCTAACCCGCAGTTTACTGATGACGACCTCGACTCCGAAGGAGGCGATTTTGCGTTTGATGAGGGTTATAATACACTAGATTGGGACAATACCATGTAACCAAAATGACAACACTGGGTACAATGAATCAACGGAGCCCTCCGGATACAAAAGGGCAACCGCAGAACCCTCCTCCACAAACTGTTGAGGGTACTCTTCAACATGAGGGTATGCAAATGACACTTTCCACCCCACTATCTGGTGGATTTCTTGACATTCAACAAATTGCCTCTTTATGGCGTTTGACTGCAGTCAAAACTCTTTCTGTTAATGACAACGTTGGTGAACATATATTTACGTGGAAGACGGCATTTGAGAGTGGTGAGTCCACGTGGATGAATTTTATGAGTCATTGGCGGAGTCTTGCTCATCTTTGTTTTGATTTTACTTCATATAATATTGAATGGCGTCTTTGGTGTGTAAAACCTCAACGTGCTGTTGGCAAATACTATATTCGATGGGCACCTTTTGCATTTGTTGGAAACACAACCACCGGTACTGGTGTTTTTGGATCCGGTCTTGCATCAGGTAGGAGTCCTCTAGTCGAATGGGATCTGGCCCGTACGGATTACATAGACTTTGTGACTCCCAAGTTGAAGAGGTATGCGCGAACTGCCACCCGAGTAACAGCTATGGGTGGAGGCGATTACGCTTTGCACGATGAACTTGAGAATAGGGGTTATTGTACACTTCAGTGCGCGAATCCTATTAAGGTAGGCTCAATCTTTCCTGACACTTATGACGTTTTTATTTTCTCACGTCTAGTCAACTATGAGCTATCCGGTCCTTCAGACTTTAGGATTCAATCTTTATCAGAAGGCTTGCCTAGGTGGTACCATGGGCTGCGTGATCCAGTTGGTTATTATGACGCATAATGGCTGATATTGTAGAAACACCCACGGTTACTGCCGAGGATTTGGGCGATAATGCGCCAACGCAAGAGGCTGAATTTAAGGAGGTCCCTAAGGCCGTCTCAAACACTCTTGCCCTTCCTAGACCAATTTCCTTGAAGGATCTCATCCATCACTGGAACCCTATGGGTATCAGAGTTGTGGTAGACCTTCCTTTCATTGGTGACGATCGATCTTTTCTTTTCATGATCCGTCCCCAACCCTATATTCCTTGGTTGCCTCTCAACGCTTATACACCTAATGCTTTGAATTGGATGCGGTTTTATGACAACATGCGCCCGGTTATCCACGATGTGGGAACTGACGATGGTACGTCTTACGCTTTACCTCCCGGTATTTCGATTTTCCAACATTCGCCTCCTCCATTGTTTTCGGAGTTGAGCGCGGCTTATCGAAAGTGGCGAGGGTCCATAAAGTATAGGTTACGTTGTGTAACTAACTTTACTGCTTCTGGTTACATGATTACTTCTATGTTTCGGCGAGTACAACGCTCTCTTGGTGCTAAAAATTTCTTTACGACTGCAACTAGAATGTTTAGAAATGATACTAGTTTTAATCAGGGTATGTATAATGCTTGGTTGACATCAGATGTTAGTATGTATAGACATACCCAGTTTGTTGTTCCATACGAGTATATTGAACCTTGGCGAGACCATGCCCGCATGGCCTTTAACGCTTCCTACATCATGACCCCCGCAAATGCTTGTACTAATCTCAACCTGGAGAACTTGGTTGGAGTGGGTATACGTGGGGCTGTTGCAGCGAGCGACACTGAGAATCAAATTGTATTCGAATTGGAATATGCAGCTGGGGATGATTTTGAGTTGGCAGTTCCATTCCCTCCTTCAGAGAGTTGGACCTGGGGTATGCAGGTCGATAAAACCGACATTGCTACGGATTCTCAACGATTAGCGTATGAGGGTCTTGTAATACCCACGAATGAATGGACGACCGATGGGAATAGCACTTTGGTATATGTGCCCCCTGCAAGTCGTATGAACCCTGAATATGACTGGTCTGCTTCACAGGCCCGTCACTTACCAAATGAGACACCAGTTGTCCGGAAGGAGAGGAGCCTTTCGAGCCCCAAGCAGAGGCGCAAGGTTGCCAGTAATCCTGACCTGACACGAGTTTGCGAAGATGGCGTGGTAGACGAACTTCAAGCGCGCTTCGCACGAATGCGGAAAGAGAAAGCTGAAAGATGGTGAAATGGATGATAGTAGTTGGTATACTTTTGACCAGAATCTTAATTGATGCGAGGCCAATACAGTATGGTGTGATTGATGTTGTGTTTCCCTACCCCTCCTTCCCTCCCTACCGAACCCACTCATCCCAGGGAACGTCCAGCCGTTGGCCTGTCCCGTCCGAGTGGAATGCTTGCCCCGATGATATGGTGGATCCTTTTGACGAAGACGATCGGAGTCCTGAAATTGAAATCCCTTTCTTCCAATCCCGTGGGAATGCATGAGCAGGGGTCCTGTGGTCGAACAGATAACAGAGGTATCCAAGAGGTCTCTCCAGTGCTCTGCGATTGGTTAGCGTTGAGTTGCTCCGCGAACTGTTAGCATCATTGGCTGTAGAATGAGGGGAAGTATGTTACTGCCTAGAGCTCAGGGACGTTGTTCATGTAGTACCTGGAGGAGGTCGTTTGGAGTAGTAAATGGAAGCCGTAGCCCGATGATAAACTGGGCACCCCACCTTGAGCGGTGAAAACTCAAGTAAATAAATAAGCCTCTAATAAAATACTCATTGGGGTCGATCGTTAGAGGCATTGTGCCTCGGGAGGCCCGGTCCGGACAGCCGGGGTTACCTCTTAGTTGACTGAGTGAATCCATTACCTGACGGGTAATCTTTTATCTTCTACTATCCTTTCACATACGGCAATTTGAACAAAAATCAAGCATTATTGTTCAAATTATGTCCACAATTCAAGGTATTGTTAGCGCGCTGAGTGGCGAGGATGAAGTTGTTAGTGTGAATGTTGATGAACAATTGCAATGGGATGATATGCAAGTGCAGAGTGATAAGGAAAGTTGTTTGGACCTCTGGGCAGAAGATGAAGCTGAGTTGGAGTGGGCCTATGAGGAGAATTTTTGGTCAGCTGATCAAAAACGGAATGATCATTTTCGCACTTGTGTGTGGTCGGACCCAAATGCCACCTGTGGTCCTGACACGTGTGAATGTTGTTTTATTCGACCCGAAGGGCGGCAGGTATGGACATCCCGTGGACTGATTTCAGAGCCAGCGGATCCCCGTTGGAAAGACCGTCAGTCAGTTGGGAAACTTCAGACTGCAGCCAAGAAGGTTGGAAAGAACAGTGTGAGTGAGCATTATGCTAATAGGGTGCGTAAATTTAGGAAGAATATGAGTTTTGTGTGTGCGTATGTGTTGGAACACCCGGAACTGGGGCATCTCACCGAAGGTGATGTTGAAGCCTATATTTTGGCTGGAGCTCCTGGGCTAGGTTTTAATCATTGTTGTGTGTTTGGTTACCGTAATGGTAATGCGAGTGATTGTAGTTGGTGTCCATCCCTGGGTTGGGATCGCACACGTTTGTGTGCGGCTTCACGGTTCTGTTCTAGTTACCTTAGGTGGTCGCGAAAGGCAGAAACTTTGGAGTTGGGTCTGGTTGAAGAGACCATGGACAGTGAAAAGAAACGTGGCGCACGAAAGTATGATAAGGTTAAGGCTCAGCAGAAATATTTTGCTGGGAGAAGTACTATGAAACACGATCCTTACTGGAAATCACCATCTCAGGAGGAGGTCCTTCAGTGGTCCGTCTCGGAGCGTGCTTCAGAGTGCTTTCGAAAGGCGTGCAAGCTGCGTTTTAATAAGCAAGGTAAGAATGATGTGTGTAGTTTGAATGAGGCTGTGCAATGTATGTTTTTGTTTGAACCCCCGCTGTATGATAATAAGGGTTTGGGATGCCCGAAAGATCTTGATAGGCATCAAGTTGATGTGTTGAAAAGATTGGATGAGAAGACCAAATACCGACAACAACGTGGTTTTGGGAGCTTTCCCTGGAAGAGGGAGGACCCTAAGTTTGATGACACCTGGGTTGCCACATTTCAGTGTTTGGTTCGAAAGAATGCAAATTATATACAGCAGGGTTGTAGTGTGCTTGATGCGTATAAGAGATGTATGTATGATATATTTAGTGTAGATAGAGGTATGTGTGTTGTGAATAAAGAATATGAGTGGATGAGTGCCAGAGGTGTATTGAATTTTCTGGCAGCAGTGAAGCAGATTGGACTATATGATGGGGATGATTATCCCGAGGTGGTTCATGACGCTGTGAATGAATGTTTTCAGAGTTTTAAGTATGTGAATGAATGTGATGCCAGGACTGTTCAGAAGATTGAAGATGGTACTTGGATGCAGGATGAGGCATTGTCAGAAGCAGCCTCTGATGCTGGTAAAGTTTTGAGTTGGAGATTGAATTATATGCGGTCCATTATGGAACGCTTTCGTCTTCCTGGAAAGATTGATTACCATTTGATGTCACCTGAACATTTTTGGCCAAGTTGTGTGCATGAGTATGTGTGTAAATTTCGACGACCGGATCAAGCCAATAAGTGTACTCACTTGTATGGTAGATACTCGCCAACGTTTCTTCGGAAACTGCAGCTTGTAGACGTCACACATCTTGGAGTGTGTGAGGAGACCATGATGTCAGCTTCACTGGCACAAGCAGGTGAGAAATTATTGTGTGATGAGAAGGCTCGTGGAGGCATGAGTGATGTGATTGCTCAAGCAATGGACCCACATTTTGTGAAAATGACTGATTGTATAGAACAAATGGTTGGATTTGGGCGTAATGCTATGTTGGACAGTAAAGTTGTTATGGAGAAGACCAACAAGCTGATGGAATCCATGAATGGGTTCTTTGAGAAGATAAATCCAATTGTGTCACGTGTGGGGCCAATGATTGAAAGTGTGTGTGAGAAAGTTGATGCTACAGCTACTTGGGTTGAAATGTTTTTGAATAATTTGAAGAAGTTGGTTCCAGGTGCTGAGTCATTTGGTGGTTTGCCGAGTGAATGGTTGAATAATTTAGATGTTAAAAGTGTGTTGATGATTGTTGATAGTTATATAAGTTATGTTAATTGTAGTAGTAAGAGTGTGCGTGCGTATTGTATTATAAAGTGTTTGTATGCTTTGGGGCTGTTGCATAAAGTGGCAGATGCTTGCATTTGGGCATTTCAACAGGTAAAGGAGTATTTTGTCCAAGAGACTGATGATACTTCAACTGAGACCACCTGGTGGGAAATGCTAGCAACAGCGTTTGATAGTATAGATGTTAAGAAGGCAAGTTGGTTTGCTGGTATGTTTGTAGTGTTGTTGTGTGGGACTAAGATTCCATTTAAGTCGATGCATAAGATCGGCAAAGATATAATGAGTATGTTAACTAATATGCATTTTGTAGGTTTAGGTCTCTTTGGAGGCAAGCGTATATTTGAATATTTACATAGTATTTTAGTTTGTGTTGTAGATTGGATGCGTACTAATATATTTGCGCTTCCAGATAAGAAGAATGAAGATGTAGGTGTTGTGGCTAAGTGGGCTGCCCGGGTGAAATTTTTCATTTCTGAGGCCGGAATTAGAACCATGAAGTTGTCAAAAACTGCACTTGATGAAGCTGCAGATTTGTACCCACGTGGTGTGGAATATTACATCCGTTCACAGCGTGAGGAGTCCTGGATTGGACGAGATATGACACGTATGGTGGCCATGATGCTGAAGGATGCGTTGACCATTTCAAATGTGATACACCGGATAAAAACATATACAAATTTTAGACCAACAATGTTTCATATTCAGTTTGTAGGTAAGCCTGGTATAGGTAAGTCCACACTGACTACAGCTGTTATAGCTCACTTGAAAGAGGCACTTTTTCCATCTTTGCCAGATGATAATCTGGTGTATGCCCTTAATGATTGTGAGTATTTTGATGGCTACAATGGCCAAACATTTGTGGTAGGTGATGATTTGTGGAAATATAATGAAGCAAAACATGGGACAGCCATTATTGGACTGATAACAAATACACCAGTACAGCTTCCCCAATCTCATTTGGAGGATAAGGGGCAATATTTAGATTCAGAAATTATGATATCATCTGTCAATGATCCGTATTTTCGGTTCAAGGACGTGGTGGATCAAAATGCAATTTGGAGGCGTCGGCATGTTCTGGTGCATGTTGACATTGACCATGATGTTATGGACCCTTCCACGCATAAATTTGATATGGGTTTGTTTCAACAGAAATATAAAGGAAAATCCCCTAAGGAGTTTCCCCATTTGAAATTTAATATGTTAAAACCAGTGCCAAACCCCACTGATCCTTATGAAGTAGAGACAATAATAAATCCGGTATCACATATAACACCTGAAATGAAGTGTAGAGCTGGAGAGTATAAGGAGTGTGACCCCATGCCGAAGGGGTTTAGTAAGCCGTTGGTTGAACTTAATTTTGAGCAAGTGCTACAGAAATGTGAGAGTCGATACCGGGCAATGCGTGCTGAAGAGAAGACCATTCTTCCAAACCAGAAGAAAGCACTAATGGACCAGAATTGGGTTGAGATTGATGATGCGATTGATAGTGCTTTTGGGGGCAATCCACCGTCCCGGTTTCTTCAAGGTTTGTTTATGCCGCCTGAGGTAGATATGACTCCAGAGGAGCCTGCTCAGAATGAGGTTGAACAGCAATTGAGTGAATGTGTGTATGAAGTGTGTGTGCAACAAGAGTTTGGTAGTTTGAATGTAGGATATGACCAGCTGGAGCCTGATAATATTATGGGCGATACAGCAAGTCGTATTGGTTTGTGTGAGGAGACTATGGATGACGCACAGTCTTTTGTAACTGCCGATTCGGAGCCTGAGCTTAGTGCTGAGGCCGAGAGTCGGCGGAGGCAGAGGATTTTGCGACAACGTGGTCGGAATGAGCCACAGCCGCAGCAGCTTGATGAGCGCAATGATGATCCATCCACTGGATTGGTCACCATTGAAGGCAAGAGGTTTATGAAGATTTCGTCGTCTTATAAACCGGAAGACCAGATGTATAATCGCAGTCCGCAGGGTCCTTATTTTGAGGAATGGAAGAAACAAGGCAAAGATGGCGTGAATAACCTTGTAGGTTTTATACGCTGGCAAGCCAATCTTCGTACTGCTTATGAGTCGCTTGGAGACGAATCCATTGAAGCGATTCATGACTCACGACGTCTGAAAATACGACCATCAGACACTGTGAGTGCTGCGTTTGCACAACGGGCTAGTCGAATGCGTTGGGAGTTTTTGCGCCGCTGTCATGAAATTGATGGTCAGTGGTACTTTTCCCTCGATCATTTGGAAAGGGCAAGAATGTTGTCCGATCGAGTTTGGAACAAGCTGAACTCTCTTCAGAAAGAGAATTTGTTGCAGGATGCTGAGGCCAGAGGCTATAGTATGAATGATATGTTTGTGTATGAAAGTGAGAATGAAATTTGTAGTGTACATATTAGTAGTGTAGTGTTAGCTAATAGTGATGTATATGATCAATTTTGTTTGTTTTGTGATGAATTTAATAATGAACAACGACAGATTATGACAAATGCAACTAAGAATGTGATTCGACGATTTGGTAGACAGGTATGGCGGAAGATCGCCACTGAGAATGTGCGTACGTGGGTCAATGAGAAATTGGCCAAGATTCGACGTTTTGGAATGTGGTTTTGGGACACATTTATACGCAATGAGAGATGGGTTACCTCATGTGTGGCGGCCTTTATGGTCGTTGCCGTGGGTGCCCAGATTGGAGCGTTGTTTGTGCCCCAACCCGCATACGAGACTTCGAAGGTGTTGTTTAAGGCTCGCGAAAGCAGGCCTTTGCTTGGTAAGTTTACGGATGCACAGAGTACCGGTCAACAGGTAGAGAGTTTAATGCGAAGGAACTTGACTAAACTTAGTATTGAGGGCCGTACGTTTACCGGAGTTAAATCCGGTCAGTACATATACACTGTGAAGCATGCCCTTCGTAAGGTAATGCGTGAAAACCAGCCATTTGAACTAACCTTGCTACCTTCAGTATATAGTGTAGATGAGTGGACTGTCGTCGTGCAGCCCAAACAAGTAGCTATGGTTGAAAGTTCAGACTTTGCAGTGATATATTGCCCCAACCTACCATCAGCGAGATGTATAGACGAGTGGTTTGTACTTGATGCTGAACTTCAATCTCTTCGGGATGATGAGGTGGTGTTCATGTATATGGACTCACATGGGACCCCAGTGGTCATGATGAAGAAACCCAAGAGACTTGAAACATCTGTACATATGATTGCACGTGATGGCTATGAAGGCGTTCATAAGTGGATGATTAGTATGGAAGCGTTAGCTGTACCTGGCTCCTCTGGCGGACCAGTGATGACCTCAGGCAATGTGATTGGTGCTAGGAGAATTTTTGGACTGCAAAGTTTAAATAAGGATCCTTGGTCCTACGCCCAAGGTGTCTCTCAGGAGATGCTTCGTGAGGCGAAGGAGATGATCAAATATGATCGTACGCCAGTTATTGATGAGGGACCACTGTTCTGTGATGAGACAGTGCGGCCGAGCATGGAAGATTACGTTCAAGAACATCTGGACGTGGCAGGGTACGTTCCCACGAATTGTCGTGCTGGAGCATTTGGTGAAACAAAATTTGTTAAGACACCATTTGCAGAGGTTATAAAAACTGACCACGTACCCGCGATTTTGAGTAGACGCCACCCACGCGCGCGAGAGCTAGGACAACACCCCCTGGCCCACTCGATAAACAAGTTTGGACGGGATGTTATGACGAGCCTGCCTGAGCAGCATTTACAAAAGGCTGTGAGGGATGTGGCGCGATACATTTCGAACAAAATTGGTAACCCAAAATTGCGACTTATGGAGTTGGAGGAGATAGTCTTGGGACATGACCATCCTGGTAGTGGCCCAATGAACCTTTCAACTTCACCTGGCTTGCCATATACGTTGATGACCCGGAATGCAAAAGGCAAACGAACATGGGTAGATACAAACCCCGATGGCGAGATAGAAAAATTAGATGAAAGTGTTGTTCAGGAATTGATTGACACGGAAGAGGCAATGGCACATGGAGTTATTCCACCCTGCTCCATGTACGAATTTGCAAAAGATGAGCTTAGACCAAAAACAAAAGCTTATGGTGGATTGGATGCACCCATCAAGACTAGGTCGATTTCAGTTATGAATATGGTGCATGCGATGTTGTTTAGGCGATTTCACCTTGACCTGACATCTCACATGCATGTGAATGCTGATGGGGACTTCCAATCTTGTGTTGGAATCAATCCTGAGGGACCAGAATGGATGCGAATGTTTCAAAATTTAAGAAATAAAAGTGCTGTGAATTGTTTTGATTTAGATGTTGGCAATTGGGACGGACACTTCACTCCCCAACTCTTCTTTGCTGTTGTGAAGACAGTTAATAAAGTGTATGGGTGCGAGGAGGATTCTGAGGAGTCAAGTGTTCGTTACTCACTTGCCCACGCGGCACTGTTTGGGTATGATCAAATTGAGGATATGGTATTTAAGAAAATGCGAGGAATGCCATCTGGGTTTGGAGGTACCGCCATATATAATACAATTGGCCATATGTTAGTATTTTATGTATTTTGGTTGTTGTGTTGTGAAAGGCAGAATAAGCAGGCTTATGCCAACTTTAATGCCTATTTAGCTTTTGTTTGTGTATATTTTTATGGTGATGATGTGATTGCGAGTGTGAGTGAAGATGTATGTGAATGGTTTAATGTTAACACAGTTGCTGCACTGTATGAGGAGTTTGGTTGGCCAACAACTTCAGCCGCAAAGGGCTCCGGAATGGGAAGTGCAGACATTTTCTCAGTTCAGTTTTTGAAGAGAAAATTTGTGTTAGATGAGGAACTTGGGCAGCAGTGTGTGCATGGTCAAATTGACCAGAGTGTGATTAATAATTTGTTGGTTTGGATGAGACGGAACGCAAGGACCGTGGACAAACAGCAGATGATTGAGAATGTGCACAATGCTGCTCAATTTCAATTTGCCTATGGGCGGGATGCATATGCTGCATTCTTTAGGCAAGTAAATGAAGTGTTGAGTGAATTTGGTTATAGTAATTATTATATTGATTATGATGATATGCGTGATTGTATGCTTGTGGAGCGTTTTGGCATTATAAGCGCCTGAACGCACCTTAACCAACCCCGCTGTGGCGTAATGACGGCAAAGTAGGCCACCTCAGGTAATGCTGGTGGTTAACATCCGAAAAGCTGGGCTGCCCTCGGGAAAATGCTTTATTTGTGTGTGAGCGTGCCTTTTGGAAGTAGAGCTCTTTATAATAAGATGGCCTTCCATTGGGAATGAAAATAATAAAATGTTACACCCGAAATGGGTTAGTTTGTATTTAGTTTCATTTTTGTTAAGATTTTCCCCAACTTTTACACACAGCTTAGTCAGCTTGGAAACAAGATGGACGTGGAACGTGGAGAACAAGTACACGGTGAAGTGGATTATGAACAATGACCGGGACCTGCCGGTGTGTCAGTCAAGTGACACCAGAACGAAAACCAGGCGACGTAGTTTGTGATACCCCCAAGATTATTAACGTGACCTTAACGCGGTTGCGGCACTTATGCCCACCCTAATGGGAGATTAGTGTTGAGTTATTTATGCAATAGTAAAGTAGAGTCGTGGACCTGCCTTTGACTAGGTGTGGCAATAGCTTTGATGTTTTGATGACCTTGGAACAAAATTTAGGG